CTACTACTTATGGACAGATTGAGATGAAGGTGACTGGGGCGACTGACGCTACTGGTACAAATAGATACTTTTATGTAGACGATGTGAATGTAGCCTACCCTGCTGGGGTAGCGATTGATTTAGGTAACTTAGACTTGTGGGCAGAGGGGTTGCCAGTTGCACCTGCGATTGCAACCGTACCAAGTTTGGGTGGGGTGTGGGATGAGCCACTTTCCGCACACACCATTGCTGGGTCTATGGGTGTACTCCTGAGTGATGCAGCAGATAGTGCAGAACTCGCAAGTATAAGGTAAAATAGAATCATGAAAGACTTAAAACAAAAATACGACAGTGAAGATCACGAAGACGACCAGAATCAAGAGGGTGGTGATATCACCCAACTCGACGGCTCACCCGAACCTCAAGGGGTCAGCAAGGTAGCTCTCGGAGGTACAGCCAAGACTCTCTACCAGCACGACGAAGATGAGAATGTCGAGTGGATAGACCGACTCAGAGGTAAAGAAAAGAACAAAGATTTGTGTGATATTGAAGATGCATACGCCATGTTATTTGAGGGTCTCGCAGGTATTATGCGAGCCAAAAGTTGACAAGTGTGATATTATAAAATTGACTAATGCGGTTGTTGTAAATGGGCATAGTCAACAACAAACACCTCCTTTCTCATAAACAAAAACAAACACTCCAAAACATAAACCCTTGAGCAGACCGTTCTCGCAGGCGGTCTGTTTTTATATTAAAAGAACCCCAGTTAAGGGGTTCCTGTGTAAAGAGAAATGCAAGGCAAGCTTAACTACTCCACACTTGTCAAGTCTATCACACTATTTATCGTTTGTCAAGTCCTTGAGCCGTGCTCTCGAGCTTTGGTATATATCTTCTAGCTCTTGATAGGTGAACTTGTGTGTCTCCCTGCTTTTCCGTATTAACTCATCAAACACATCCTGACCGTACCGCTCTATGATTCTGGCAGCATACTCGGCTCCGTTGCCTTTTTTGTGGATGTTGCAAGAATAACACTGGGCGTGTACGTTACGCTCATCAAACATAGTTGCACTGCGTACTCGAGACACAAAATGCCCTGCGTGCATCGCTGCTCCAGTGGCATACTTTCCACAAGTGAAGCAAGTCCAGTTGTCCCGCTCTCTTATGTAGTCTGAAAATGCTTTCCAGACTCGTTTCTTAAAGACAGATAGCTTTTTAGGGTACTTTGTGGTTTCAGATCGTGCTGCTTGGTACTTGGCTCGCTGAGCTACGCCCTTGCACTTAACAGAGCAGTATTTGCTTGTGCCCCTGTGAGCCTCTTGGCTGACAGCTCGGCGGTACTCTTTACCGCACACCGAGCAAACTTTGGGTTTCTGTTTATAAAGACCCTGACTTGCACAAGCCCTTGAGCAGTACATCTTCCTATCTGATCGCATCTCGCTAGGTCTTTTATATACATCCTTACCACAGATAGGGCAACTAACTACCTTGCCAGTTCTGGGTTTATTTCCCTTTGATATCAGTAGTTCGTGTCTGTTTTTCATTTTTCTTCCTCAAGATTACTTGGTACCCGATATGAATAACATCGTAGAAATTAGAATAGCACTCCATAAATGCATCGATTGCTGTGCGGGGTACATTCGGAGCGTGAGCTAGTCCTCCCCAGAGGTAGTCATCAAATATAATGATGCCTCCTGGGTTGAGTGCCAGGTGTGAGAACACGGCATCAGTCATTACATCGGCTGCCTCATGGCTCGCATCTATATATATGACATCAAACTTCATACTGCTAAAGCGAAAGAACTCAGTGGTCTTCTGTTCCCAGATCGCTATGTTCGGATAAGGCTCAGTGTTTTTGTAGGCTCGATCTTTAACAGCTTGCATATCTATATCACTGTGCTCAACTCCACCCTTGAAAGTATCGACTGTGTGGATGAATCCCTCTTTGAAGTACTCAGCTAACCAGATGGCACTGCGTCCTTCGTAGGTACCCAACTCGAGCACGGTCACTGGCTTGTCCTTCAGATCACCAAGTGCTTGCTCCCAAATGGGGATGTTCTTGCTGAACCAGTCTTCAGTATACTCAGACATTTTCGTACCTATACGTTCCGATGTGACCCATGTGAATCGTCGGGCTACACCACACCTCGAAGCCCTGGGCTTGTGCTGCCTCATGCATCAGTACGTCTTCACCACTCCAGTTGCCCTGCTCATCTTCTTTGACGTAGAACCACGGAGCTTGCATCCCCTCGAAGACAGCCGTCTTGTATAGAGTAAAGCCGTTACCCAGTGCATTACATCTGAAGAGTTGATCTGGTAGATCGGTAAATGGCATAGTGATTCGCTTACCATTTTTATCTGCCATCTTGACTACGACTTCACGAGGGTTGCCCCGGACTGCATTGCCTCTAACAGAGTAGTTGGCTCCCACTATGTCTTTATCGTGGTCGATGAGTTTTACAATACCATCAGCCGGGAAGACCATATCGTTATCAATCGACATCAGAAAGTCGTACTTGCCTTTGACGGCTTCACGAGCGAGCCTGTTCATGCCCTGAGCCTTATCCCCACCAATCTGTATTGACACCATGTAGTCGATGCCACGAGCCTTTAACTGGTCAACCGCCCCCAGTAGTGATGTTGCTGTTTGTGCGTGGATAGTTCCTCCACAACAGATGCCTACGAGTACTTTCATTTTCTTCCTTCCATTTAGTTTTCTTCATTGTAACATAAAAGAATCCCCCATCTTCCGACAGGGGAAACCTCCAGTGGAACTCCATCCCACATTGGTATCTCTAGGATACGGTAGCGACGACTGTATCTGTAATAGATGTGTCGTGAACTGCTGTCACTGTGACAGTAGCGGTACCTGCTGCAACTGCTGTGATAAGTCCGGTATCACTTACAGTTGCTTTGCCTGTGCTTGAGCTTGAGTAGGTAACACTCACACCATTCTCAGGAGTTTCTACTGTGCCCACCTTTGGTGTAACAGTAATCTGTTGCGTGTGGTTAGTAGCTGCCGTAGCTGCTGCTAGGGCTACCGTTGCCGGGGTAGCGTTGATACCATCAACAGGGTTAGTGTCTCTTGTCGCAGCCTGTAAAGCTGCTGCGTTTGCTACTGAAGCCTCGTCTGCTGCACTAGCACGAGTATCATGGTCGTCTCTCCATGAACGTGAATCTTCTTTTGTAGCGTCGTAATTAGCTGAGTTTGCCATTTTTACTTCTCCTTTTTGTTTTTAATAGCTGGTCTGATTATATCAGTTAGCCGTTGTTTTGTGTACCGTCTGCGTTCAACCAAGGCTGGTTGTTACCAGTGGTACGTTGCTCGAAAGTTTCTTTTGGTTCTTTCTCAACCCGAGGTGTGATGTCTGCCTGAGTGGCACCTGCTGGTACTGCACTGGTTACGTTTGGACGTACAACATCAGCAGCCTTGCGTCGAGCTTGTGACTTAGACTCTGGCTTCTTAGCTTTCTTATCCTCAGTTTTCACTGGGACTTTCTTTACTTCCTTGGGGTTTGTTTGTTTTGTTCCCATAAAATCTCCTTCAAAGATTTAGTTGCTTGATCTCGAGCGATGGCTAGACCATCACGCTTACCGTCATTATACGCCAGCTTGTAAACATTTACCAGTTGATCGTAGGTATACATCCGTTCTTTGGTGTTCACCACTTCTTTTGGCATCTGGGGTAGCTTACGATTACCCCACCATAGTTTAATTTTCCGAATCATTGTATTTTCCTTTCGTCTACGATGTAGCCCTCTTCAGTTGTATCAGTTCTGATTATAACAGGTTCGACGAATGGTGCACCCTTCTTGAGTAACCGCTTGAAGTGCCTGGCATCTGGTAGCTTGGTGAATACGAACACGTTACTACCAACGTTTATCGTATAGGTTACAGTTCCAATTCGCCTATTGTTTGGCTTAAATCGCATCCGCTTAATAGGCTCAGCTCTATAAGAGAACACTTCTTTTATTACACCCTTGAGTTTTTCTAACACTTACTCCTCCATGATCTCGAAGTCGGCGATGGGGATGATGTGTAGGAGAGTTCCCTTACGCCTGTACGTCGGGTACTTTTTCATTTTACTACATGCCATCCGGTACCTGTGGGGATACTCCCGGTTGCCATGCTTGTCTTCGTAAGATATTTCAATCTCCATGGTGGCACCACTGACAAGTCTCCTCTCAGCGATGCCCACCTTCTCACCATCCCACCACGGCGTTTCGATTGTGTATTTAATTACCATGTTTTTTAGTTCGACGGCTCTTACGTCCACCTACCGCCCCAGCCAATCTCGCACGCTCTCTTCCAGTAAGACCATCCGCACCTTTATGTTGACTCGCAAAGCCTCCAGTTTTTCCAAGCTTCCCCCCTTTCGCTCCGATGACGGCATAGAAGTCCTCACCGTATTTAGCTTTATTTACTCTGGCAGCTTTCTCGCCACCGCTTTTAGTACCCGCCATTATTTCTTACCTTTCTTCTTACTGAAGTGATCGTTAGCCATAATGACAACAAACGCCAGTAATACTATTAGTAATATTCTACCCATTATCTTATCCCTTTCGCTTCATCACCCCAGTTCTTCATGAGGCTCTGACATCCGTTAATGTGCAAGGTGGCACCTTTGACTTCCACTTCTAGGTAGTCCCGGCGTGCCTTCAGGCTGCTTAACCGGATGGTAATACGTTGCTCCATCTCAGTAACAGTAACCTTGTCACTCCGGTTCTCGGCTTCTGCATTCATCTTAGATCGCAACTCGTTCTCTTCTTTGATGACCTTCGCTTCAGCTTGCCTATATGTTTTCAACGCTGTGGCGTAGTGATCGTACAAGAGGGTAGCGTACCCAAGAAACTCTGAGAAGTGATTAGGTAGCTGAGCCGGGTCTGACCCTACACCCTTTTGGATATAGTCGAGCTTCAGTTGCCTCAGCTTATTTACTACATCGTCAGACTTAAACTCAGCCATGTTATTTATCCTCTGGCACTACATCTGGTGTGGGTTCTTCATCACCGAACACCGCATCTAGTGTTGCCTTAGTTTCTTCATCTATGGGTGCACCACCAACATGCTCGACCTGCTTAGGTGGTTCGGGAATTGGCTCTTCGCCTGCCATCTTCTTCATTTCGTTATAGATGAACTGTACCTGATTACAGAGTGGTATTGCCCACGGCGGTACTCCTTCACCAACTACAGGGGTATTCTTCTGTGCCCACTGATCTGCGTACCCTTCAGCACCTGTGGCTTGCTGGGCGGTAGCCTGAGCTGGTGTGTCGGCTGGACGCTGTACACCTTCCGGTATCTGCACACTGGAGAACTTCCAGTACTCAGTGCCCTTCTGACTCTTGGCATACTTCAGATCACCGTAAACATGCATCCCTGGGTGTAAACTATTTCCCACTTGCTTACCAATTGACACGGCTTTGTCTTGCCCCTCAACTTGGCACCACCAGTTTTGAATAGGCTTGGCACCTGGTTGCTGTGGTGTCCAGGGGTCACCGAGTGGGTCAGCCTTTAATATCTTAAAGAAATCTGCCATGCTATTTCTTTCCTCTCAGCTTTAATGCTTTATCCATTAGTGCGAGGATAGCTTCCGGGTCACCGCTTTTGACTACGCTCTCAACAGTTAGTTTGATAACCGAATCTGATGCTTCTCTCAACGCCTTAGCGAGACGGAGGTTCTCTTCGATAGTACCGATGCCAATGATACCAGTACGTACCTCTGTGCACTCACCCTTCTTGTTCTCTATAGGGATAACGATTGCGATAGGTTGTCCCTCAAAATCTGCGAGCAACTCTTCCACACCGTCTTCGTGCTTGGTTTTCATCTTCTTTCGAGCTGCAAGAATTTCCTTGTGCCCGCCTGTACCGAGTTCTACTTCGTTCCTATAAACTTTTTTAGCCATTACTTTTTACCTTTCTTCTTGTTATCTGGTTTGATAATTCCACCGAGTGCTTCAAGCAATGCTTCTTGCACCTCTTTAGGGAGCTGGCTAGGGTCGGTGATTACCTGGATACCACTGTCACTGTCTTCGTGAGTCTCAGGGATAGGCACACCGTGCTTCTCGGCAAGCTCTACAACCGCCTCGTGCCAGTTGCGATGGATGCCGTACTTACCCCAGTGAATACCGATCTCGAGTACGTCATGTACACTCAGATGTTCGTTCTCTTCAACGGCTTCCATATCTAGGTAGGGGTCGCCATCACTGTCCTCTTCGATGTAGTTGCTGATCTCGTGGCGTTCAAGCCAGTCGTAGCTACGCTCCAAGTCACTGTGGATGCCTTGGTTGGCTACTACTAGGAACCTCTCGAGGAACTCAGTATACCTGTTTTTCTTATCTGTAGATTTCTTTTCTGGTCGCTTCATTTATATCTCCATTTCCATAAATTTCTTATACTGCTCTGGGAACTCACCTTTGAGTTTCGTCATCATCTCTGCTGGCGAGAGGTCATTCCACTCCTTGTAACCCTGGTACGCTTTGACTTTGTGCCACGGCAGGAACCCTTCAAATGATGGGAGCTGCTTGCTGGCAAATGCTAACTGGATGTCGTCGATTTCTTTATCGATCTCTTCCTTGTAGTCAAGCGGGTTGATTGCGAACGAGCACAACCTGTAGTCGTCAGCGTTCAGGTAGTGGAGGAACCCACGGTTCACACCATCACCCAAACAGTAGTACGCTAACTGTAGTGCGTGGTGTAGGTACGGAATACCAACACCCTTCTCAATATCCACGACACCCTTGTACCTACCACTGGCTGACACCTTGTCATACGCCATCTTGGTAGAGGACTTGATCTCATGGTATATCCACTCGTCGCCAACCTTCTGAGATAGATCGATGAATCCTACGCCACCCCTGTAGCTACCTTCCTTCTGCAAGACAAACTCACCTGTTATGACGGAGCCGGGGACATTCTTTACAGGTATACCAGGCTCTACATTTCTAGCGTCAATACCAGTGAGCATTTCTATAGCCCGGTCTTCCACGTCGTTACCACGTTGGAACTTACCAAGCACGTAAGGGTCGAACTCATCGGGCACACCGATAAGGTCAAGCACTGCCCATAGCGTAGGCTTACCCAACTTACCACCAGAGATTTTACCGGAGCGTTCTCGCTCTGCTTGCTTCTTCTCGTTGGTTGCTACAAGCTTTTTGTGAATCTTATCACCGAACTCATAGATGCGAGTTGGGTTATTTCTTCCGATTGTTTGACGCATTGCTGTTGCCACGCTTGGTCTCCTTCTTCTTTAGTTTAAGTTCTTCTCCATTTAATTTGCTAGAACGGTCGAGGGTTCGGTACCTCTGGTAGAGATGCAAGTCCAGCCAGCTCAACGTCACCCACTGTCAGTGGTCGACCATGCTGTCCATCCTCACCGTTTCCAAACAGCTCGTCATGCTTACCGTCAGCCATTGCTTCGAGTGCATAGAACTGTGCGAACACCTGCTCAATAGTGGTACCCCTCTTGTGAATCTCTGTTATCAAATCCTCTGTTGGTGTGTCTCTCATAATAGCTGTCTTACCATACCCACGCATGTATGCTGGTGATTCATATGGTTGAACGTCCTGTATGAGATGCATAATTTTCTCCTTCCGCTTGCCTTATTAGTTGTGATAGGAGTGTAGCACAAGCATATGCTGTTGTCAAGTGCGAGTGTACATTCCTGTGGATAAATGCTAGTCCTTATATTGTTTTACTACAGGTATATCACCGTCTTTGATCTCGCTGTCCTTCGGTATCCAGTCTTCCGGTATCTCAATGATGCGAGTGTTATCCCAGCCAAACTCGAGGAACCTATTGTCATAGTCGAGTGGCATGTTGCGTGACTTGATGACCTTTACATAGAATCTGTCTGATTCAAACTCATTCTCAAGATTCTTACGTGATGCGACCATAGCGATGTCGGCATCATAGCCAATCGCTGAGGTACCCATCAGGTCTTCTACTTCAATGTCTGTCCACTTACGTTTGAACTTGCCACCGTCGCTCTTACGCAGGCTGACGATGACGATGAATGGTACTTTATATTTCAGTGCCATAGCCTTCATCATTTTGCTCATCTTAGCCACCTCGTCCAGCGTCATACCTCGCCCAAGATACTGAAGGTAGTCGAGTATCATGAGCTTGGCTCCGTACTCAATAGCGTTAGCGAACAGTGGCTCAAGATGTCGGTAGTCAATCTGATACTCAGACTGGAACATGATGTCCAGATCATCTAGCTTGCCACCATTCATGTACTTGAGTCGTGACCCGGCTTCAGTCTTGAGCATCTCCAGTGTAATGAATCCAACCGTGTGCTCCTTCGCTACATTGACCGCAATGTTCTGAGCGAGTGCACTCTTACCGTTGTTAGTTTCACCCCCTACCAACAACAGCTCGCCCGGTTTGAGTCCACCAATCATGGCATCCAGTGATGGATACCCGGTTGAGATTCCACTGACCTTGCCCCATAGCTTACTGGCTTCGTTGATCTCCTCAGTGATCTCAGTGATGTGAGTCCAGGTACCCTTGTCTTCAGTCTCACGATTAGCAAGCTCAGTTTCTGCACCAATCGTCAAGTCTTCCAGAGTCTCTGGCTCTAGCTCGCTCAAGTGCTTGACTACTTGCTTGGCTTGATATTCTGTTCGCTCTTTCTTAGCTTCGCTTTCGCTTCGTTCAACCTTTTTGTCCATGCTTGTACCCTCTTTCTTTGTTCTCTGATCTCGGGTAGCGTGACCGACCTGTCTTCACGCCACCACTGTAATAGCTTATTCAACCACAACTTCTCACTCGCAACCGACTGCTGAATCAAGTATACCTTTCGCTCTTCCGACGGCATACTGAGTAGCAAATCTAGTAGCTGCTTACTCTGCATTGATGGCTGCGAGTCCTTCCCGGCGTACCTCTTCATCAGATCGTGCACCGTTAGGGTTGAAGTAGATTCCTTTCGGAGCCACCTTCACTGCATCTACCTCCGGTACTGGCTTACTCATTTCCCAGATCAGTAGCTTCTCCACCTGATCGAATCGTTCGTCGATCTGATCTTTACCGTAGAAGTTGCTCTCGATAAGGATGTTCATTTCATCGTTAGCCACCACCTCGAGTAGTTCTTCCGGATGTCGCTCGAGTGCGTAACCAAACTCAACTGCACTACCGTAACCGCTTGACCATGTGTCACTGTGCTCATTGATTCTGAATATGATACGCCTTAGAAACTCTGGATGTGATACCACTGCAAGATCAGTAATGGTGAGTGGCTCATCATGTCGCTTGAGTATTACCTCGGTGTGACCACATGAGTTGCTCTCCATGCCTACGATCTGAGTACGAACACCACCAGCCTCGAGTGCATCCACTAGTCGTAGGATACGCTCGCCCCTGTGAATGATATCCTTCTGATCTACACTCCATATCTGAGTTACGTTTATGAGGATGTTCACCCGACGGTTGCGTGCGTTGCCGTTGTGCATTGAACCCCACGCTTCCGGGATGCCCTCCATGTATCTACCCATATCGATATAGTCACCAACCACGTCGTAGTCTTCAAGCTGCCCGGCTTCACTGTCGTCTTTGATTCTCAACTCGGCGGGGTCGAACTTCACTACTGTCTGTGGCTTATTGCGAAACACATCCATCGCCTGCTTGTATGAGTTGAATGCGTTGAAGCTACCACCACCCGATTGACTCGACTCTCCACCTCTTCGTGCGACTGGCATTTCCTTCTGCATGTAGTCGAACATGTTGTCCAGACCATCGAACTTCGCCACTAGTGCACCGGGTCGGAGGAAGTTCAAGTACTTGTGTTTCTTATTCATGGTGGCAATGGTGAACCCACCACCACTCTGCTTTACATCTATGTCATCATCGTTAATCACGGTGACCTCCTAGAATGGTACGTCTGTTGTTAAACCTTTTACCAACTCTTGAGCTGATGGCTGGTCGACTTCTTTAGGTAGTTCTTTCGGAACCTCGCTTGCAAACTTCTCGAATATCTTAGTGGCAACCTGTCGTACATCAGTCTTCTTGTCATCTGGTACTGAACCCAGCAGTGTTGCGTCAATCACCTCATCAAGTGGCTGCCCTATATTGAGTAGCTTGCTGCCCTTCTGTGTAGCACGAGGTGAGATGAGTGCTCGTATATTCTTCTCTGCAACGTAGTCTCGTGCTGCTCGAACCGCCATGTACCATGCACCACCATTCAAACCGATGGTGAGGTTCTTTTCAAGATCGTCGTCAATCAACCACTCGATAATAGCGAACCTATCTAGCGTGGCTGCATCCAACTGGTTGCGTCCAACATACTGTCGGTTGGCACCATTACCAAATGTGTTAGCACTAGCAATGAATACGAAGTCGTCGTGCTTCTTAATCATGGCATCCGGGAATGCTGCCAGTCCGTTTGATAGTGCTGCGTTGATGGTGATGAGCACGTTTGCATTACCTGCATCGATCTCGTCCATCAAGAAGACACCACCGTTTTCGTATGCATCTCTGAAGTGTGTACGAACGTACTGACCATTAGCTGCCATGTATCCCATGATGTCTGTCTTGGTAGTCTGAGCACCAACTGAGATTGAGTAGAAGTCCAGCCCTAGTGCTGTCGACACCTGCTCGGCTGCGTGAGTCTTACCAGTACCAGCCATACCTACTAACAGAGGTGATAGTCTTAGCAATGCGTAGTTAATGAGCTGCTCGAGTTGTTTGTGCTTGAGACCCTCAACTACATTTACATTTTCACCAACCTTCACTTCAAGTTGCTGCTTGCTCTTTATCATGTCCCGGAGTTCTTTCAACTCACCATCAACAGATGACTCGATCTTCTGCTCCAGTTTATCCTTCAGATTGAACAGACCATACAGATCGTCGGCTGTTTCTTGAGCCTTCTGATCTGGTGTGCGTGCTTCACGCTTCTCTTCTTCTTTCTTCTTTTCTTCCGCTTCTTTATCTGGACGTGGAGCAATACGCTCAAGATTCTGGTCAACCGTCCGCTTGGTGTATGGTTTTCTTACTCGAGTGTCACCATTATCGTACTCAACAGTAACTGTACGCTGCGTAACAGAGGTGACTGTGCCCTCTTGCCCTGTGTCTTTGTGTCGTACTCGATCACCTTCGACCACGTTTTCTTTAGCAAGCTGCTCGATCTCGGCACCTTCAACTTCACTACTAGGCTGCACACCTTCCGGCGTAATGTCACCCAGGGGTAGCTCATACAACAGACCATTCACATCAACCTGAGCTGTGCCCTGGCTGTTACTTACTCGACGAACCGTACCCCAACCGTGAGGTGTCTGAACTCTACTACCATTTTCAATAACCTCTTTCCAAGCCATATATCGTACCCTCTATTCCCCTTCTTTTAATTGTTTTAATCTATCAAATGTAACCATCAAATCCTCGTACTTGCCAATAGGCATGGTGCCTATATCGTTTTCGTACCTCAAGTATGTTGCTCGTGATACTCCAATGAGCATCGCTGCATCCTGTTGAGTCAGACCCAACTCGACCCGCAACTCTTCGAGGTTATTTACTATCTCGTTCATTCAATGCCTTTCGTACATTCTTAATTACTCGACCGATGTAGATGTGGCGTAGTGCTCGTGCTGTGTCTTTCGGTACCTTTAACCGTTTATGAAGTGTCTTCTCCATGTCCCGGTAGATCACTGGTACTAGGTGATCGACGATGCTCACACCCACACCCATCTCAACAGATTGAGTTTCCATCACCATCTTACGCCACTGTCTGTCTGGTAGGTTCTCGACTGCATCCTGCATGTACTCGAGTGCCTCGTTGCTTGCCTCGGCAAGTATCTTTTCACCCTCGTGCATGAGCTTCTCTTGCTTATCTATCCATTCAATCGTGTCTTTGTCAAGATCAGGCATCATGCTCGTACTCCTTGATGGTCAAGTGTCGTGCTGCCTGGGCTGCTTGAATGCTCAAGTCCATAGCCATAACCATTTTATCTCTTCCCTCAAGCTCACACTCGTGCTTGAGTACGTGGAGTGACTCGATAAAACTATCATAGTCTTTCGGTGGTTCCAGTATATACCTCGCTGCCGTGTCTTGTGCTTGGCTTTTTCGTTTCATTTTCTCCCTCTCATTTGTTTAATATATTATACAATATCAGTTGACTCATGCTTGTGCAAGTTCACCATCCAGTCCCACATAGTTACCGTTCTCGTACTTGTACAGTTGATCTCGGTTCTGTCCCTGATACTCAGATGCAAGCCACTCTCGTACTGCATCGTAGTCCTCGAACTCTTCATCGTAGTAGTTTGAGTATAGTTTTACTGGTATGTTAAACGCTTCAATGTAGTTCACCACACTCAGAGGGTCGGTGAATAAACTCGTTCTTCCCTCCCAGTATTTAGCAAACTCCTCACAAAAGTTAGGGTGCTTCTCTTGTAACTCTTTTGTGAAGAAGTACATCTTCCTACAATCTCCGAACTTAAAATGTATCACGCTCTCGGTCTCTCCGTATGCGTCAATTGTACTGTCTTTCTTGAATCTGTAGCTCATTACTTCTCCTCCTCAATTTCTTTTACTTGTGCTAGGTTGAACACTCGGTAGTACCGAATGAACTTCTCTTTCTTCTCTTCGTCTTCTTTCACCACCTGAATAGGTGTTCCCTTCTCTCCTTTCTGTACTTGATAACCGTGCTCCTGCCACTGTCGATAGGTAGCCCACTGGTTCTCGATGTACTTCTTGGCTCGTGCTTCTAAGTTTAGAAATCCAGCGTTCTTACCTTGATACTCCGTGCCTGTGAAATAGTTCTGTGCTGTACTCATATGATGCCATTCTCCTCGAACTCTTCTGTTAAGTTGAACTTCTCTCCTGTCTTGACGAAATGATCTTGCCACTCGAACAGTTCTTGATAGCTCATGCTCTCTTGACTGTTGCTCCAGTCGATAGCCTGATCTCGTGCTTCTTCTCGTATCTTTGGTTGTGTCATCTTCATGAGAAGTACCTCTCATTCAATCGTTCTTTACTAGGGTACTGCTTGACCACGTTCTCGACTGACTGGTGTCTTGTCTGAACTACCTTCTGTAAGCTGAAGTCGTGCGAGTACTCCTCGATCTTGTACTCTAGCTCGTCCTCGTCCTCTTCAATCAAGAAGTTGTAGTACCCTGAACCGTGATACTCTGGGTATCTTGTGTGCATCTTAGCTATGAACATCACTCGTCCTCCTCTATATTTTTAATCGTGTAAATTGCTATGTTACCTGACTGCTCTAACAGTTCTCGTAGTTTAATCTCGTCCATTATCGTGCTCCTTCTAACCATCTGTTATATATCTCATCGTAGGTGTACATCGCTTGTGGCTGTTGTGTTGCCCACTGAAACGCCCACTCCCTGAGTACACTGTCTTCACATCCCTCTTGGAATAGTCCACTCATGTATGCATATATCTCTGGTGCATACTTCCAGATGTCTACTCGTCTACACTTGGTAGCTAGTAAACTCTTGAACTGCTGCTCGTCTAATTCATATACGCTCATCACAACTGAACTCCCTTCAATATTAGTACTAGTGCTATATATTCCGCTTGCTGTCTGTCTGTCATATGAACTCCAATGGTGCTACCTCGTGAAATGCTATTGCATCTTGCTCAAGTGCTACCTTCAATTCTCTAATGGTGTTGATGATCTTCTCTCTGTCATCTGCTACCAGTACAGTGACGCTGTCTTCTTCATTGCCTAACCATGACCCTAGTGCATTTTGCATAGTCCACCCCTGGTGGTATCTGTTGAGTATAGCTTTTAGCTTGCTCACATCCACCTTGTGAGTGGTGTTATTGCTACCAATGAATAATTCAATCGTGCTCATGTCGTGCTCCTTATGCTTTAGTTATCTTATACGCTAGTCGTGCTTGCTTTAGTAGCATCTTGTGGCGTTTTATGTCACGCTTTAACTTTCTAATTGCTACTCTGTGCTCCTGCTTGGCTTTACGCCATGCAATAAGCCCTTCTGTTGTTTTTGTTTTTTTGAACATGTGCATGCTCCTTTCTCTTAATTTTTTGAACAGGGTTTACCCCCGTTATAAGCGGTATAATCTTATATTGTCACGTCTGACTAGGGAAGAAGTACCACCTATAACAGAGGTGGGACGTTTTTGTCACGCTATCACTAGCCCGTCCCGTCTCTGTTATAACTTTTTGATCATAACCATACTTGATATGTTCAGAGGATGCTTATAATTATTTTGCTATCCGTTACTGTCACATGCTTATGTGGTTATGATCTGGCTAGTTATAATGTTAAGTTACTACTAGTAGTATAGTTAACGGTATGTTTAACCGACGGCTTGCCCGCTATACGTTACCTCTTCCGTGTATTTTACAGATATAATATCCAGATAGCCTCTGTAGCCCGCCCTCATAAACTGTAAACGATAGGCTTGCTATCTGAGTATGAGTTCCGAGCCCTTATGACCATCCCACTACTTGAGGGTTTGGCTATTGAATAACCTTATAAGGTATAACCCCGTATTATTCAATGCTCTAGTTTGTAAAGTGCTGATCTGCTTGCCTTGCTGATCTACACCCATAATAGCAAACACATAAGCACATGTCAAGTCTTTTTGTATAGAATATTGTACTTTATCCACAGTTACCTCTGTAAAAATCCTCCCTCAGATTGCTTGCCAGTCTGTCATTCACCCACAAACAGACACCAATAACGTATATATCCCGGGCTGTCATTGCTATCCACTTTTAGCTCATCAGAATAATAGAATACGTATATAATGATGCAATAATGCAACGATATGCACAGTGTAGCTGCATCTCTCACACCCTAGCATCTTATCACCTCTGTTATTTATGCATACACTTATCTACTTATCAGATGTAATGTCGCACAATATGTATTTTGCGACTATAGAATCTGTCAAGTCTACCTCTGTTAGCCATAATATAATTGGTGTATGTCAATAGCATATCAACAGACAAAATAATCAAATTATTTTGTAATATAGAATTATATAGACTAGTGAGCACCCCCCCACCCCCGTAATCCGTGGGTTCCCATCAGTACTATAATAAGGATAATAGACCCCCCCATTCATATATCCCTGACCGACATATAGTATACAAACCATTTACAACATGTGACCAAATTGGTACAATGGTATACATGAAGATGATTAGATTAGAACCAGACTTATATCAACAGATCAAAGAGGTTGCTCAGGCGGAAGATAGAACCCTCCAGGCACAGGTAAATAGGACGCTTAGGCGGGCTTTGGGAGTCCCAAATGAAACACCCCCCTCCCAAAAAAATATTGATGTCTCAGACCTGCTAAAAAATTCGGAGCCTACGGCTCAGGAAGACTTCGGTGTGGTTTCAGTTAAGCATGTTGATGAGACTGTGCCTACTGATTTGGAATTTGAATGTTGCCGGAATGAAACTCGACCTTGTAAACACTGGGTGTGGGATTCTGCGTCTGGAGAGGGCTATCGTAATCTATTAAGTGGGAGATTTAGAGAGGCAGAATAATGGGGAAGGGCAGAAGGCAAGCATTCGGCGAGTCTCCAGAGGAGATTCTCCTTAAACAGCGTCTCGGGACGTTTGAATATGAGCGTCGGAAGAAAATGCAGCAAGCTGAGATCAAGCCTCGTATGTTTACCCGGGAGTTCCCCGGTGATTGGGGCAAGGGCGAGATTACTTATTTTGGTGAAGGCTACACTATCAATCCGGAGGTTCTTAAACAGATTGAAGAAATCAAGCAGATTCAGTGGGGCAAACCCCGACAGATGGGCTGGGGTGTCAATCAGATGGTAGAGTATAAAAAAATGATCGAGCAATTCAAGGAGGGAAATGATGAGCCGAAAAAAGACCCGATCGAAGAGTGGGCGGATGAATGGGCACGACAACAAGGTATGGGCTGAGTCGAACTATTTTACCTGTGAGTCTAAAAAAGCCTTCCCATCATATAGGGAGGCTGCCGAGTTTAATAATTCCATTAGAAAGCATGGTTCTATCCGGGCTAAGGGGAAGCGAATCGAACGGATGGAAGTGTATCGGTGCATCCGGTGTCGCCAGTTCCACATAGGACATCCACCTAGGAAGAATCAGATTCAATATCGATAATCTCTTTCTGTTCAGGCGGTTTATCGAATGTCAGGTAAACGACTTTTTCCTCTTTGGAAGCGATCTTTACAGTAGGACTTCCTACCTTGTGCCGGATACCTTCTATAGCGAGATCGGCTCGGACTTTCTCTGACCGAGCACCTTTAACGAGTTCTTTGGCAGTTTTGAGTGACAACTGAGAAAACTCTTCCATTTCCTCTTGATAGTTCATTATGGCTGGTTGCATGTATTGTGCAGCCAGTTTTTGTTTAGCAGCGTGTTTTATTTGTCCCGCAGCCGTTTTGCGATCTGGGCTACCAGGTTCAGACTGATTAAACTTAATAACCGCAGGATGCTCAGGGTAGGCTTCACGAAAAGCAGGGGATGGGTTATTTCCCTGCTCAACCAAGACAATAAATGTCTTATCTCCTTCGCTAAGCCTACGATTCGCCATTTTACCAGTTTGGTTTCACTATTGGTTTAGTCCCAAAGATAGGAGGTTCGACCACCTGAGTCTCCTCATCTTGATCGTATCTGGAGTGAGTTACTCGCTGCTGCTCTTCTACTGGGATTTCTCTCTGTACGGCACGCATTTGCCCAGTCAGAGGGTCTTTCTCATGGACTATTTCTGTTTGAATAGTCTGCTGATTACGAGCAGATGTTCTAAAAGCATACGAGTTTTGCTCCCGGGCTTCACTCATAGTCTGTGGCGGTTGGACAAACGGCTCCCTAAAGTTCTGGTGAGCGTTTCGATCTTGGTCAATTATTTGTTTATGGTATGACAAGTCCTGATCTAGCACCCCTTTATTCTGGGCTGCAATGGCTGCCTGATACGCAATGCCCTGGTGATATTTAGTAAATGGCTCCGCAGTCAGAGGGTTCACCTCGTCTGGTACTGGGAGCTTCCTAAGATACACCGTATAGATGCCGAATCTATCGTAGAGAGCTTGAGCGATGGCTTCGATAGGGGCTGTGTGAATTGAGACGCTTTCTAAGAAACTGGGGTCAACCCCCGGTTCCAAAGTCTCACTTGGTACCACATCGGGTTGGTTTGGAACCGCAGGTTCGACTGGAGCCTCAAAGTCGTCTGGTTGCAAAGGTGCTTCATTATCTGGAACACCTGTTAATGCTCGCTGTGCTTCTTCTTCCGGGCTAATCTGAAGCTCGGGCGGAACTCGCAAGGATTCCTCACGCATTCGCTTCAGCTCCTCTTCAGATGGTCGAGGGAACTTCGGTGCTGGTTTCGGCTCTGCGGGAGCTTCTGCCAGCTTACTTTTAAGGAACGCTACTACCTCTGGGGGTAGGGCTTTCTCTGATGCCATTTTTTTATTATGCATGAACCGTACACCACCTGGTGTATCGAATGCTGCATATTCGCCAAAGATTGCTTTTGCCATTCTAGTTCTCCAGATCGTTACGGACACGATTGATGATACTGGCTTCATTGTCTATACGACGGATAAGCTCAGAAAGTTGCATACCAGTCTGAGAAACGCCGTTTTCTACCCCTGGTAAGTCTGTAGTGGTAGCTACTGCCGGATGTGGTTCCTGGGGCAGGATGTTTTGTACTCGGTTTACAAGAGAACGAACCTCTTGTTCGAGATTACTTACTGCTGCCGTAGCTCGCTCGAGTAAGCGTTCTACCTCGCCTTGTGGCTGTGGCGTGCCAGCAAGCTTGGCACCGCCTAGATCAGTTATTGGTTGGTTTTGTGTTAAAGGGTCACCCATTTTATTTACCTCATTTTCCTTTAATGGTTTGTTGTACTTGGAGTATATCATAAATTAAAAAGCTCCCGAAGGAGCTGCCCTAGTCCGTATTTCAGGAGAGTGACATTACTGGGGCGGGCTTCCCAATAATTAGGTCACGCAAGTATGCACCTTAATTCTATCATAAAGTCAAAACCCCCAGCACACTGATTATTAGCTGGGGGGTCTGAGGGTAAAAATAGGTAAAAAAACCTATTTTCAAAAATTGAAAGAGCTTGTTCACCAGGGGTGATACACGCCTCCATTATATCATACTGTACGGCTTACTGCGAGAGTTTACGCTGGCTAGGCGACTCGTCTTACGGCGTACCAGAAGCACTATAACAAGCCTGACTTCTTGAGTATAGCCCTAGCTTCTTGTTTTGTAAGCACCCCAGCTATTACTAATCTGTATAGACTGGCTGCTGTAATTTTTGTAACTTCCATTTTTCCTCCATTACTGGGACACTTCTTCCCCCGTGAAGAGAAGAAGAACCCTGATTCTTTAATCAACCCCTCCGTCTCTGCTGTTCCTGTGTGGCGGTAGCGAATTATGACTCTCATGTTTGCTACTCTTCTCTCGGCGTGTCCCTTAACCAGTGCCGAGTCCCCGTGCCATACCAGCAAAGCGGTGTTTACAAAGGTACCGATGCCCCCGTCCGAAAACGGGCTTCACTTGGTGTGGTTGTCAAACTGGTAAAGACAGAGCCACGACATCGTAACCTTTGCTTTGTCGGTTACATTTTACTGTTCCACCGAAAAGCCAGCGTTGTGATTGATATTTTTAAGACCAAAAAACCCAGCAGGATTAACTACTGGGTCAGTTGGATGTCGTTGCTAAACACAACAGGCGAGTTTCTCTCGCTTACTTGTATTATAGCATTCTGTTTAGATTTCGACATAACTTAATACTATTCTCATGGTATTATAAAGTCAACACAGAAATCGAAATGGAGCGAAAATGGAAAATAAATTACCGTATCCCCACCAAAAACAGATGGAGTTCATGCTTCATCCAGCCAGATTCAAGGCTCTAGTGTGGGGTCGACGTAGTGGAAAATCACTAGGTATAGCGTTGTACACGATGCTCAAGGCACTAGAAAAACCAGGTAATTATTACATCATTGCTCCAACTTACACCCAAGCTAAGTCAATTTATTGGTCAGACATCATCAAAGTCCTCGTTCCGGGGGCTATTGTTAATGATAAGAATGAATCTGAATTATTTATTGAGTTTGAGCCACTCCATTACAAGCTAGAAACCAAGCACATTCTTGGCTACGATATTGACTCTGACCACACGAAGTCGCAGATTCCATCCAGAATCTACCTAAAAGGGGCTAATAACCCAGATTCCCTTCGTGGTGTCAAGCTTTCAGGTGCAGTTCTCGACGAGTTCGCCTTCTTCCAGTATGCAAATGACACCTGGCGTAAGATCATCCGCCCAGCACTGGCTGACCTTCAGGGGTGGGCTATTTTCTCGTCTACTCCGGACGGTGTTCACAACACCTTCTTCGACATCGTTGAGATTGCCAAACGTCACATGGAAGAGTCGAACAACCCAATAAATAGCAAATGGTTCTATTCTCACGCTACTATGCTTGATAACACATCAATCGCTCACCGAGTAGAAGAGTGGAACGATACCAAAGCAGAATATATCAGAGACGGTAAGATTGATGAATGGGTACAGGAGTGGGAAGCCAAGTTCACAACTCCAAGCTCGCTTGTTTATAACGAGTTTGACGACCAGATTCACGTCATCCCACCGCAGCTTATTCCGAGAGACAACATGACCTACGCTATTGGGATGGACTTTGGGTTGAAAGACCCATTTGCTGCGGTCTTCGTTGCTATCGATAAAGATGACAACTGGTATATATATGATGAGGTTTACCTCCCAGACCTTCCGGTAGATAAAATTGCTCGCATTCTACATCAGAAGATGGGCGAGCAGTACTTTACTAGAATCATTGGAGATGCAGCCGGGGCTACCGAAATTGCTTCGCTGAGATCAAAAGAACTAGGTGATATGCGAGTTTGGGTAACACCTTCTAAAAAGGGTAAAGATTCTATCCGTGGTGGTATCCGCCAGGTCAAGACTAAATTATATGTCCGTGAGCATACTGGAAAACCAAAACTATTTGTCGGACGCAACTGTAGTGCCACTATTAAGGAGTTTCAATCTTACAAGCGAATGCGGGATGCCTTCGGAGAAGTCTCAGACACCCCAGAAGATAAGAATAATCATTTGATGGATTCCCTCAGATATTTGGTACTTGACCAGATGAGCGGTGCGAAACCAATCCCGAAGGCGAAAAAGACATATACTGCATCTGGACGCTTGGTTTCATGATGTGTATAATATAGCACATGAGAGTAAAACATGTCAACGAAACAACCAAAGAGTTTAATGGGTATCGCTACTTTAGGCAAAGAGATACAAGAAGCGAAGAAATAAAGCTGCTGGCTACAACTATTTGAGAACTTACCAATGTAACGTATGTGAGAAATGGCATGTAACAGCTCAAGTTGACCAACTTAACCATATAAAAGGAGA